ACATCATTGCTGTACTGTGGTACATGATCGGCTAGTTTGGTAAACACTTCCCGTTTAATCAGCATGAAGCCTGTACCACCATTAAATATCTCGACTGGCTGGTTCACAGGCACGGTTACCTCGCCCACATAATCAACTAGGTTGACCACAAAGCTACCCGTATGGCTCTTGAGCTTATCAAATGGTACGCCATTATCAATCGCTTTCTTAACGCTACCCCAGTTGATCTCTTTCTTAGGGTATATGCCACAGATAATCTCCTTGTCAACGGAAAGCATTGGGATAATATCGGCTGCATTAAATTTAATATCAGCATCAACAAACATCAGATGCGTACTCTCACTCTTGAGAAACTGATGAGTCAAAGCATTTCTAGCCCGTGTAATCAGGCTTTCATTGAACATAAAACTAAAGCTCAAATCAATATTATGCTCTCGGCAAGCACCGACTAGCTGCAAGATAGACTGCATATAAAACCCTGCCCCCATCCCCCCATACATGGGTGTAGCTATGAATAGTTTAATCTTTTGAGGTACGGCTGGCTCTACTATCTTCTTCTTCCTTGGCATATCTATCCCTAAATAAAGTTATCGGTACTGGCTTGTACTACATCGTTAATCAAAATATTCTTGCGGTCATTAGAACACTCATGCAAACAGGTACGCTTGGCATTGAAGTTCATCATGTAGTCCTTGGTTGCCTGGCTGTACCATAAATCCTTAAAGCTCTGATCCTTTAGCGAACCGATAAGCCCCGTGCTGTCGTAGGCTTTGTTATGACAGGCGTATACCCCAAGGTCAGCCCCGATGACAGGCACTGTCTGCATGATGTAGCAACGGTTGTAAGACCTGATGGGCGAGTGACTGCTGCCAGGAGTAATGTTGTAAGTGCTATTAACGCTAAAGCTATCGTCAACCAGCGTGGCAACTTCTTTAAGTTGAGCATTAACAGAATCAGCAATGGCATTGTGATAATTATAAAAATCTGGTACATACATAGGGCTGTAGCGCACATTTTCTACTCCAATACTTTTTAATAAGCGGGTAAACACCCCCAAATTTTTGTAGTTGTTGCGATGCACAATATAATTAACCGCTAGATCACAGTCTTTTGCCTTGTACTTAGCAAACTCCTCGATGTTCTTAATCACACTGTCAAAACTCTTTTCTGGAACATTCCTAAAACGCTTCATCTCTGCGCCATTGGTATAGTCCATACTAACCCTCACCCACTTGGCATTACGCAGCACCACGGCTCTTTCCTTGGCTAAATTTTGACCGTTAGTAATAATGGATAGATCCATACCGTAGTCCAAAGTCTTGACCATGATCTCCACTATGTTTGGGTGCATGAGTGGCTCACCCCCGCCAGAATAAGTGATGGCTTTAACACCCATCTTGTACAGGTCATTCAAGATCTCTAACATCTTCTCTCTAGGAATGATGTCATCCTCTTTCATATCTTCGTGCATACCTGTGTGGATATGTTCTTCCTCGCCCCCGTCCTTGACCCTAAAGCCCGTACTGTAGGCGCAAAAGAAGCACCCGTGGTTGCATAGATTAATTGGCTTAATACGAACATAGATAGGGGCAGTAATGGTATTTTCTAAAAACGAATTGACCTTCCCCGCCACATGAAAAATCTTGAAATCCGAATATTTGTTGGTTTTCATATTAGATCTTTATATTCCACTAGAACCGTTGAATATAAGGCTTTGTCGGCTTTTTCATACGAATAATTGATGTCAGCCACGGTTTTGAGTTGCACTACTGGCATAGTCACCATAGCCTGTAAACCTTCGGTAAAGTCCTGAATATGGGTAAGTCCCGTGTATAAAGGCTTGTTTTTGTTGCCTACAATGCACCGAATAATGACTTTTGGCATAAATTCACCATTAGAGATCGTGCTGATCTTATCTAGGTGGTTTACTAGCGCATCCATGCAGTTCATTAAAAAGTCCATACGCTCTAAGAAAACCACTGGCTTGCAACCTACTAGCGCCATACCAATAGCCATATCCATCATCAAGTTCTCAGCAACTGGCATCTCAATGATTTGCGACTCTGGCACATTGACTAGCGTACCTAAAGCTCGACCTTTAAGTAAACCATAGCCTATGAACCTAGTCTTAGGATCGGCAGCCAAATAAGTATTGGCACGGATTAACGCATCTTTGTAACTCATTTAAGCTCCAAACAATAAGTTTTGTGTTCTAACAACGCCACCTGAATCATATTTTATGCAATCGCCTTTTGGATAATCTAATATTTCGTATTTCAACTCTTTTTGTAACAGTTTTTTTTCAGTTTTGTTTCCATGAAAATAAACATATCTATGTTTTGCAGTTCTAAATTGCCTAATTAAAGGATCTTTGGCGTGTCTACTATGCTTTCCTTCTCCAGCACTCATGTCGGTTCGTTCTTTAGTTGTGCCTGTAAAAAGAAAATTTGTAGCTTGATATACATAACCTACATGACCTTGACCAATATCAGCATAGGAAACAATAACTTTTGGTTTTGGAAGCATTTTTATTGAATTTCCCACTAAAAAACTAGATTGATTTTTAACATTGTTAAGTAAACAGAGGCGGTTTAATTCAATAACATATTCTTTATATTCTTTTCCACAAATTCCTTCACAAAGGCTATTTGATGCTGGTATTCCATAGGTAACAACACCAACTAATTGATTTTCCTCATATAAACCAAAGGCATAACTGATGCTTGGCAAGCGTTTTGCGTAATGTTTTTGCATAATCCAAGGTACAGCTTCTTCAGTTTTGATGGGTAAAACAATCATTTAACATCCTTAAAAATGATATGTTTTTTAGTGCCGTTACCAGCATGAGGATAGGTCGGGGTGTAATGATTTCTGATAACGCAGCCTGGCATCCTAAACCTAAACTCTAGTGGATTACGCCCTGATAAGGTGGTATCTACTGAGCGATTGTTGTCCTCGATAATAAAAGTGCAAGGTAAATCATGCCCTGCGACCATGCGGACTGCTTCATAGAAATGCCCTTGATCTTCAGCCCCGTCACCTAGAAAACACCAGACACGGTTGCTACTACCCGCTTCTTTTAAAGCATAGGCTACGCCAGCAGCAATACAAGTAGTGCCAGCAAGCACACTGCTAGTAAAAAAACGATGCTTGCGAGAATACACAAACATAGAATTTCCAGCCAATATGGAATTTTGTAGCTCATCTTTAGGTATTCCTGCTAAAAGGGCGTGGTGGTGATTACGATGGGTAGAAAAGAACCAGTCCCCTTCATTAGCCTCACCAAACAAATCAATCAGAAAATCCTCATTGCCCCCTGAGAGGTGAATAAGGTACGGTAAATCCCCGTTTTCCCACAACTGCGCTGTTTCCTGCTCAAACGCAATTAATTCTGCCTTACTAGCGTGTTTCATGCAAATTCCATTAAATTCAAATTACGGTAAATGACCCCATCAGACCACTGTTTATCAACTGATCTACGGTACAAGCTAATAAGCTGGTCAGGATAAACAAACAAAGGATCACTATGTTCAAAACAAAAAGCATAGACTAAGGGCGCTGATCGACTAGAGAACCATTCCATCATCAGTGGCAGCATATCAACTTCTTTCTTCTTGATGTTGGCTGTACCCTTTACATTGACCACATAGGTGCTATCTGGGCGCACTAAGACATAATCTGGCAAATTGCGTAGTAAGGTAGACAAATCATAAAAAGTGCTTACAGCGTTGTTTTTCTCATCAAAACCCACTCGCTTACATTCATAGTGGTTTTCTTTGCAGTATTGCTCAAACAACACCTCACCCCTGTTTGCAACAGTTTGCCTCTCTGAGTAGGTATTTGACCCCCTCATTTGACAAATAAAAACAAACAAAAAATGATTAATAAAATGCCTAAAGCGTAGCTATAAACCATCTTTGCTTTTTGATGGAAAGAATCATACTTACCCAACATAATGCTTTGGATAAGTTCCATGTCGGCTGATATTTCTGGGCGAGTATCCTTTTGGTAATACTTGCCAATCTCTACGCCTGTTTTAGTTCTGTACGGTACATTCATATCTATCCCCATAGTTAGTGCCAGCTTGCCCAAAAAGATGGCTGGCGCACCTGACCTAACTGCCTTCTTGTGAAAGGCTCAACTCTGAGCTATCGGAGGACATAACTTCAATTAACACACGGCAACCACCACCTTTGATTGGCTGCCCCCTTTCGATGACTAAACGCTCAACCTGGACATCAGAAGTAATAATTCCTGCGTGTTCTAGGCTGTCTAAAATAGCTTTAGCGCAATTGTCAATATCCATGAGCTTCTTTGATCTTGGTCTTAAAACAATGTGAACCATCACGGCTTGATCTCCCAATTTACCCACTTTCCATTCTAGGCAATAAGCCCACACTGCGCCTCGAAACTCCATGCCCCTTTTACTAATGTATCTGCGATGCCCACTCGTCATCCAATAGTTATTGATTGACGGTGGGTAAGGTAGATCAAGAATAATCATGCACAAGAGATCGGTTTAAAGATGCCATCTCGTTCTACATCCCAACAGCAAAAGCCTCCCCTGCTATCAGGTTCGCATTTAGTACCCGCTTCTGCTACAGGCATCGTGATTAAAATAATACTAAAAAGGAACATCGCTGTCTTTAACATGATTTATCTCCTTGGGGTAGTTGCTATCTGGGTTTGGTGTCCAATTGTTTTCGTTAAGACTAATGATCGTTCCCTTGGGATTGTTCTTAGTCCATGCGCTAATGCGTACTTCCTCGCCCTTCTTGTAATCTCTACTGAGCTTGAGAGTACCCTTCCAGTCTGGTCCAGCAGGGTTCTTTTTATCGAACTCCTGTAACAACCCGCCTTTACCTTCTTGATATAAAAAACTAGCCATTTGCGATTTCCTTTCTATGGATTGTGAGCTTGGATAAGAATTTGGCAACTGTATTGCCGTCAAAAGTTTTCGTATAGGTATCATTGCACTGCCTTAAAGATTGAATCTTCTCGTCTTTTTCCTCTGGCGAGAGCTTGGTAGACTCATGGATCTTAGCGTGCATCTCTGCGTAGCCATCAATCCAATCCTCCACTGTCAGGTACTGAGCATAGGGTTCGTCTGAGCCTGGGATATACATGGGTATACCTTTAATCATGTCCTCTTTTAGATCAGCAATCGTGACTATCTCATTACCTAGCTTAGTAACGATGCCCATGTTCTTTGGCTTAGGTGCTGACTGTGGTTCAAAGTCAATCACTTCCTCAGGAGCATACATATTGCCAAGGCAGCCAGGAAATACTGTCCTGATACCTTCTGATAAGCACCTTGCTCTAAGCATAGCCCGTGGATACTTTGACCAGCCAGAATTGGGTTTAACTAAGCCAATGCGCTGTGCCTGTTCAATTGTCCAAGTTAGCTCTAAGCTGCCACCATTAGGGTGTGAAAAGATACCTGTCACTTCATCATCGGTGTAGACCTTCCATTCCACCTTGCCACCAGCAGCTTGAAACCTTGCCTGCATAGAAGCTGACTTGAGCGCTGGTCTACCTAAGATAATGTCGTAATCCCGTACTGCACTAGCAAATGGCATCCCGTCAGCCTGTGCTACTAGCCCAAGGGCTATGACTTGGTTTACATCCTTCATGCCAAATAGATTACTTTTGACCATAGCCTCTGCCATCTGCTGCATATCTGCATAAGGTATTAAGTTATTGCTCATAATAGTTTCCCCGTTAATAAAGTATTGTTCATTTGATTAAGAACCTACGACTACCTGGCATCTCCATGACAAACTTCTCGTAAATGTCTGGCATCGCTTGTTTGAATAGATCACTAGCAAAGCGCTTAGAGGGCTTAGTAGAGCGCCAGGTTACTAGCGTTGATCCATCTACACCAACGACTGCTGATTTATCACCAAGAGCGTTTCTAATGGCTACTTCAATCTGTTCCTCTGCACCCTCTAACTCTTTAATCTGACCCTTGATAGCCTTGAGTTGCGCTACTGCTTGCTCCATCTGTTGAGTGGCTACTACTTGTTCCTCAGTAGATACTGGATAGATCAGCTTGGTTTGCTCAATGGTTTCAGCCTCTGGCAAAGTATTAGCCTTCACAAAGCCCCAATACACTGCCATCTTCTGTATGAATTCATCCTTCTCAGCTTCGCTGATCTTAAATTCAAAGGTCTGAAACTCTTGACCACCAAATAAAACAGCCAGGACAATGCGCTCAACACCATGACAAGCAGCTTCATGCACTAACTGGGCATAATCAGCAAGCGGGATCGTATTCGTATCAGCATCAAATTTGACTCTAGTGCCAGCGTTGTAGTTCTTAGCCTCTACTAGCGTCTTACCATCAGCCGATATGAAATCAAAGTGGCTACGAAACCAATCATGCTTAGGGTGAGTAATCGCATAGTCCGCTTCTTTAAGCTCTATTTGTAGCTTGTCCTGCGCTAATCTACCAATCACGGGTTGCATAACATGACCCATTTGCACAACTTCTACCTGCGACAAGTCAGGAATAGGCATCTTGCCTTGTTTAGTCAGGATTGCGTCTACTGCTCTACCATTGGCAGCCTTACGACTATCACCTGACCACCATGCGCTATTTCTAACCTCGTCTGCGAAATCTGCTTGATCGTTCATTAAGTTCCCCTCGTTAATATGTTAACTAATGCCAGATAATGATTAATCTGCTTGCGACAGAACTCAGCCTGTTCTTTAGCGTCTTTTAGCTCATCTGATAACTGACAAAGTTGATTGTCTTGGCGCTCAATTAAAGTCTTTAAACCAATAACTTCATAATTCTTTTTTAATACTGCTTTTCTTGTTGCCATGCTTATCTCCCAAAAGGAATGTTGGATAAATCGTCTAGATCATCAGCCGTGTAAATTGGTGTGCGCTGTGGCTTATAGAACTTGCCTTCTTTACCGCAACCAGTAAGGTCTAGGGTTCGCTCAGTGTGAGCATTACGATACTCAGTCTTACCTGTCACCAGGTCTAGGTAATTAGTCTTAAGGCATAAACCTGTTAAGTCCTCGTAGTGAACACAATCAATACAAAATTTCATGTTGGTGCTCCTTTAGTTAGGTCAATCGGATACAACAACTCTAATGTAAAGGATTAATAATCTTAATGCAATACACTATTTGTTAATGTGTTGTATTAAAACAATGCTTGCGTAATTTATTTTTTTATGGTGTAATTTCCTCAAGAATGTTTTAGTGGTGGTTTTTGTGATCTATTGGTAGCCTGGTTAGCGCCATTTGTTTTAGATCATCAACACCAAGAATCACCACTAAAATAAACTATACGGGGGCATTACCCACCCCTTGCAAACATTGTGTTGATGGATGCAGATAAACGAGGTGGCTAGTATCTAGGGGACTCTCACAGGGCTGCACCCCTTTAGTTAAGCACCACTCGATAAACGATAAACACCGCTAAAAGCGATCACCCCTATATGAATAGCGGGTTAGGTGTTCACTAACTTTTTTTATGGGGTAAGCTAATTGGGGTAATCTAATTGTTTTCCCACCCTGCTAGTGTTGCCAGCCTACCTGCTGCTGACTGCTGTAATGGATTGCCAGCCAAACCACCCTAGTAAAACTCTTGCCTATGCGTATGCGCGACTGAATTTTTGATCGTGACTTTTATGAGAATAAGCAAAACAATCTCTCTCAAAAAAGAGTTAAAACATAGGGAAAGTAGATTGAAATTTAATAGAATGATTTAAACGCCCTGTAAGCGCTTAAAAAAATAGGGGCTGTTATGCCCCTAATGAGTGTTAAAAGATTGCTAGAGCGCCAATACCAGCCAAATTAGAGGTATTACAGCGAATAATGACAATACTAGAATGATCTTATCAATTAGAGTATCTTTATAGTTCATGCTGTTACCTCGTTGATAGATAAAGCATTGACAATCAATTGTGCAGCGCTGACACTCTTATCAGTTCCACCTAAATGCCAATTGATATTGTCTTGATAGTCAACACCACTAGCACCACAATAGCCCTTGCTAGTTTTCCAATCGTAAATAGTGACTATAGATCCATCAATAAACGATAAAACCCATTCAGCGCTTACTTTGTCGCTGATCTCGTTGACCTTATCAGGCAGCCCAAAACACTTTACTAGATCACTATAATTTGCTTGCATTGTAGTGATGCCCCAAGTACCACAAGCAGCCATAGGCAACGCCCTGGTAAACGGTAAAACACTCTTATAAATACTCATTTTATTCACTCCAGTTAGGTATTGATTGCTTAATTGCAACCCTATAGATCCCTGATAAACAAGGATCTATAAGAGGCAACTAGGCTGCTGCCTGGTTTGTTAGTGCATCTAATCCATTGATATAGGTTGCTGCTTTTTGTGCTAGTGCTGCTGCATTAAATATTGCTTTATTGTCATCTTTTAAGCATTTCAACCATGATCCGATGTAGTCAGCATGGCGTAAATCACCCTGTATTCCGTGATCCTGGCATAAAAATGCTGCTCCCATTTCTGCAACTAGTTCTTCAAAGGCATAAGCAGTATCAGCAAACCTCTTGCCCTTAGTGCGATCTAGCCTATGCTTAGCCCCTGACCAGTGAGTGATCTCATGCAATACAGTGGCATAGTAATGATCTTCACTAATGAAAGTATTTTTTGCTGGCATTGTGATGGAGTCATCACTAGGTCTATAAAATGCCTGGCTGCCATTGTGTTTAATATTGGCTCCAGTTTTTAGGATACGATCTTCAAGAGCAGGAATAGGGTTGAAATTAGGCAGTATTGGCACTGGCTGCTCGTAATCAATATCTTCAACTTGTGAGATATTAAAAACATAGTACGATTTTAAGCAGTGATACATTGAGCGCTCACTATCACCCGTGCTAGGGTTGATTGCATCCTTAACAATAGGTGAGTAGAAAACAATCATTGTGCCCTTTTCACCTTTTCTTACATTCCCGCCTAATGCTTGCCACTGCTTGAATGATCCCCAATAGGGAGCAGCAAACCCTGACATTCCTAGGATTAAACGATTGATCCCGTTATATCCTTTTTTGGTAACGATGTTTTGATCTTCATTACTGCCTGCTTTCCAGGGCTTGATCCAGGGAGCAGCACCCTTTTCTAGTTCTTCAATGATTCTATCTGTTACTTGTTGATATACCTTGTTTTCTATGCTCATCTTGATGCCTCTTTAGGTTAGGTTTTAACTTACTACAGTTTGATTGTAATACTATTAATGCTATTAATACTATCATTCACTTATGAAATATTTTCATAAAGATTGACAAATTGATAGCTTTTTTCTATAGT